AGGGCTGTCAGAGATGGGCTCCGTGGCAGATACCAGCTTGACATGATTTCGTTCCAACTGGTACTCATAGTGGGCCGAATCATAGCGGTTTCGGGCAAAACGGTCAAGCTTCCAGACCAGCACAATGTCAAACAACCGTTTCTCGCTGTCCTTGATCATCTGCTGGAAGTCCGGACGATTGTCAGTTTTAGCGGAAAGGGCGCGGTCGATGTAGTGCTTGACGATGGTGATGCCGTTCTTTTCCGCATAGGCCGTGCATTCACGAATTTGGCCTTCAATGGATTCTTCGCGTTGGTTGTCGCTGGAATAGCGGGCGTAGATCACGGCGGTCATGGCGGGCACCTCCCATTTATACATCATTGAACGGTGGAGCGTTCTTTCAAAGCAATGTTTCGTATAATGGATATACCACATTTTGCGAGAAAAAGCAAGATGTTATTTTCACTTCTGTGCACACTAAAAATATCCCGGTCATTCTCTCTGCTGGGCGCAGGTGAATGACCGGGATATTTTATCTATGGCATCGTTCTTTTACGCCGTTTTGGGCTGGTCTGCGGGTTTCTTCTGAGGCTTCATTCCCCAAAACACAGCGTTCATGGCTAACACGATCAGCGCTACCACCGCCATAGACACCCAGAAGCCCAGATCAAGGCCCAGCCAGTGGGTGGTGCCGAATACGGTCATCCAAAGTTCATTCCAGTTCAT